TGATTGATAGAATTTGTATAGGAAAAAGGCCAGAAGTAATTAGTAGAAAAAATAAACATTATCTAGGGGTTGATGTTGCTGGCCTCGGGGAAGATGAATGCACTTATGAAATCATGGAAAGAAAGGAAAATAAAGAAATCATACAAGTTGAAAATATTACTGAAAATAGAAATCTCACAACTGACACAACAAAAAAGATAATTTATTTAAATCAGGCCTATCCTCTGAAAAAAATCGGAATTGATGACGGGGGGGTAGGTTTTGGAGTATTTTCTGAGTTGATGGTTGATGATAGAACTAAGAGAAAAACTGAGGCTCTAAACAATGCTTCAAGGGAAATCGATAGAGAAGGATTGAAACATAAGAGAATTTTAAAAGAAGAGATGTATATAAATCTTCAAGTATTGATGGAAAATAATCAGATAACATTGTTAGATGATGATGATATAAAGGCAAGTTTAGCGTCGATACAGCATGATGAGGGTAAGATTTTTGGCTCTTATTCTCACATCACAGAAGGAATTATTAGAGCAGCTTGGTTAGCTGAAAAAGACAAAAGTTTAAATATCTGGTTAAAGTAATGAAAAAATGGCAGACACAGGAATTTTTTGCACTACAGCAGAAGTTGAAAGAAAAGCAGGAGCTAATTGTTCTGCAACTTCAAAAGCAGAAGCATATACAAATGATTATGTAACTCAAGCAGAGAGCTTAATAAACGCAATCTGTAGATATAATTTCTCAGATGCTTATGCTGCTCTAAATGCAGATGTTAAAGGAATTTTAAAAGAGATTGCTTCTAACATTGCAGCAATCTATGTTATCAGTTATGATATGTCAGGCTTCACTACACTAGGGGAAGCTGAGGACATGATAAATATTCTAAGAGATGGAGCTCTTAGGGGGCTGTCTATTCTAAGAGATAAGAAGCCTCAAGACTTTATAAATGCCGCATGATTTTGAAAACTTTCCTGAATTGACAAATCAACAGATGCAAGTATATTATTTTGAGAGCCCTCACAAGCAGATAATAGCAAGTTTCAGGGCAAGAGTTGTAAAAGTTATAGATGGAGATACAATAAGGGTTTTATGGAATGAGAGAGATTTTGATTTTCCTGTAAGATTTATAGATACTGCAGCAGCAGAATTAAGAGAGGGTGGAAGAGAGAGTAAAGAATGGCTGGAAAAGCAAATATTAAATCAAGAAGTAGATGTGATAATAGAACCAGCAAGAAGATTAGGTAAATGGGGCAGAATCTTAGGAAGAATCATGTTTAGAGGTGTTGATATGAATGAAGAGAGTATAAGAACAGGGCATGCAACATCATGGGAAGGAAGAAAAGAAGTCACAAGTCCAAATTTCAATAAAATTTTAGACACAAGGAAAATATAAGATGGGATTTTCATGGGGCTTATTTACAAGAAGAGATGTGAGGGACACTCCTGCAAGTTCTATAACAACCGTAACAGATGCTAGCTATTTAACACTAGGATTAAATGGAGACCTGTCTGCTGAGAGAGTTTTAACTGCTGGGGAAGGGATTGATTTTACAGATGGGGGAGTCAATTCTACATTGACAGTAGACGGAGAAGATAGTGCTGCTGGAAATAAAGGGATTGTGATAGTAGACCCGGGCGAAGGAATTGATGTTAGTTATTCTTCTGGCACAGCTACAGTATCAGGAGAAGATGCTACAACTTCTAATAAAGGAATAGCAAGTTTTAATTCTACAGATTTTTCAGTAAGTTCTGGAGCTGTAAGTTTAAATAATAAAACTTCTTATTGGAGTTGCACAGGAACAGATTTTCTTTCTTCCAACCCTAACACAGACGCGTGCGACTTAAATGTGAATGATGGGGACTATGTTGCTGAGGCTGATAATCTCTACCCCTTAGTAGCAGTTCATCTGCCAAATGGAGCTATAGTCACGGGAGCAGTAGTTTATGGCAGCACATCAGCAAGAACATGGGCTTTATTAAGAAAAACAACAAATTCATCTGACGCTGCTGGAAGCATGGCAACAACAACTATGAACACAGAAGATACATCAATTTCTAATGCTACAATAGATAATGGAACTTACGCTTACTTTATTAGAGTTAGCTTATTAGATAATACTGAGAGGATTTGGGGAGCAAGAATAACCTACACAACTGACTATGATTAAAAAATATATTAAGTGGATTAAGAAAAAAACATGGAAAGAGCATGTTTTAGGGGCTCTTATGGGAGCTTTTGTAATGCTCAACATAGTGCAAATATATAAAAACATCAAAAAACTAATAAAGAAAAATGCCAGAAACAGATATAGGACAAGCAAGCGTAAGTGATATGAGTGGTAAAGTTACAGACTTTTCTGTGGCAACAGCGACGACAGACGGAGCTTTTGAGCAAAAAGAAACTACATGGAGCAATGCAGACTTTTCAAAATATCTAGGCTATTATAATGTAATCCCTGAATTAAAAACAGCTATAGATACTAAAGCTACTTGGACTGTAGGAAAAGGATTTATAGCAGATGAAGAAACAACTTTAATCTTAGATTCCATAAAAGGCTGGGGAAAAGATACATTTAACACGCTTCTTGAAAATGCAATAAGAGTTTATTACATTGGTGGGGATTCTTATAGTGAAATTATCAGAGATGAGTTTGGTGCTTTGATGAATCTAAAACCATTAGACCCTGCTATGATGGTGCATATTGTAGATAATCAAGGTAAGCTGATAAGATTTGAGCAAAAGTCTAAAGTCAAAGGAAAAAAAGCAAAAAGATTTGAGCCAGAAGAAATATTTTATCTTCCAAGAAATAGAAAAGCTGATGAGATTCATGGAAACAGTATTATAGAAGCATTAGAAACTATAATCTTGATGAGAAATGAAGCTATGGATGACTGGAAAACTGTCTTGCATAGAAATGTTGTGCCTGTAAGAATCATAGAAGTTGATACAGATGATACAACTAAGATAGCAAGTATAAGAGCAGATTATGAAGATGCAATAAAGAAGAAAGAGGTTATAGTAATTCCTAAAGGAACAGTAGAAATAAAAGATTCAGGCATTGCTCCAAATGCTACAATGAATCCTTTACCATGGATAGAAGCTCTAAATAATTATTTCTTTCAGGCTGTAGGAGTGCCTCAAATTATTGTCGGTGGAGTAGGAGCAATTACAGAAGCTGCTGTAAAGATAGCTTACCTAGCATTTCAGCAAACTATAGAAGAAGAGCAGCTTTTTATAGAAGAGCAAGTTTTATCTCAATTAAATTTAGTTATAGAGTTAGAGTTTCCAGCAAGTTTAGAGAATGAATTATTATCTGATAAAGCCAAAGACAAAGAGACAGGTGCAGCTCAGCCTAATGATACAACTGCTGAGACAGAGGGTAGAAAATGAGATATGTTTTAATGACTAGTATAATTTGCATAACATTATTAGAAGCATGGGCAATCTATAACGGAATTAATGGAGCAATACTAACTGCTGTTGTTGCTGCAATAGCAGGAATTACAGGATTGATGTTCAAAACACCTAAAATATTGGGGGGAAATAAATGATGGCATACGACCCTACATACGCAAAAGCAAGAGCAGCTGCAGAAAAGAAGTATGGAAAAATACATGAAAGAGAGCCAGAGCCAATAATATATCTAAACAAACCCCCAACAATGACAGAGAAGGAATTTAAGGAGCAGAAGAAAAAAGAAAAGAAAAAAAGAAAAGAAAAGAAAATAAAAGCAGAAACAAAGCCAACTCCAAAGCCAGAAGTAAAGCCTTTAATAAGATTAAATGCTCAAGCAGGAACGCCAGCTCCTAGTGTGCCAATGGGGCCAACACCAGAGGAAATATATCAAGCAGATTTAGCAAGAGAACAAGAAGAAAATAGATTAGAAGAAGAAAATAGATTCAGGTCAATTAAAGAACAAATAAACACTAAAGAATTTGCATTAGCAATTTCAGGTACAGCATTAGGAGTAGCTGCATTAGGGGGGATAGTATTAGCAGGGGGAGCAGCAGCAATGGGAACTACAGCAGTAATAACAAGAGTGGGAACTAGATATTTACCAGCTGCAGGAAAAAAAGTAACTTTAACAGCTCAAAGAGCGTTCACAGGAACTGGTGGAAAAACAATTATAGATAGTTTGTTTAAAGCTTTTCCTAAAACAGCTTCTGTAGCAGCAAGATTTGGAGTAAATGCAAAAACTACAGGAATGACAGCAAGCATGCTAGTAAAAAAAGGATTACAAGCAGCAACGATAACTTTCATTGCAGGAGCTTTTGGCTCATACCCATTTGCAGCATGGGCTCAGGAAGAGGTGTTAGCTGGGTTAAAAATTAATGCAAGAGATGCAAGAGAAGCAGGAGATTTTGAGATGGCTGAAAGAATGATTAGGATGAGAGAAGAAGTTGCAGCTAATCCATGGTGGAGAAATTTACCCTACAAAAATGTTATTGATAAATTTATAGAATTTTTTAAAGCAGATAAATTAGCAATAGAAAGTGAGAAAAGATTAATTGCAGAAGCAAGAGGGGAGATGGAATTTGAGGGTAAATCTTTAGGGAGACAAATAGAAGAGAGAGATATAGCACAGACAGAAAAGTTTGCAGAGATAGCAAAAGAGAGAGAAGCAAGGGATGTGGAATTTAAAGAATCTGAGGAAGCTAGAATAAAAAGGCAGAAAGAAAGAGATGTAGAGTTTGCAGAATCAGAAGAAGAAAGAAGAGAAAGACAAGAAGAGAGAGATAAAGAATTTAGAGAAGCACAGGAAGAGAGAGATATAGCAGACAGACAAGATGCAGCATATTTTGAAGTTTTAAGACAATTAAAAACAATATCAATAGAAGAAATAGACCCTGAAATTGTAGCATTAGCAAGAAAATCTAATTTATTTTTAGGACAATTCTGAAAGGGGGTAAATAAGATGAATGAAAAAACACAAGAGGAAACTAAGGAAGAAGAGAAGGAAGGAACAGATGGAGATACTAAAGAAGGGGATAAGCCAGAAGAGTTTAGAGAAATTGACAGAGCAAACAAGGCAGCAGAAAGACTGGAATCTGCAAACAAAAGATTTGAAGAGCTTTTAGTAAGGCAAGAAAAGATAGCAGTTAATAAAGCTCTAGGCGGAAAGAGTGAAGCTGGCGGAGAAGCTGCTAAAGCAGAAGAGGAAACTCCTCAACAATATAAAGATAGAGTTATGAGAGGTGAGGCATGACAGAGACAAAAGATTTAGGTGTTAAGGTTGGATCTGAAGAGGAAGTTTTCTGGGCAGGCGTCAAGAAAAAGTGTGAAGATATGATTAAACAATGCAAACATGAAATAATTATACAGGAAAAAATTCTAGGATTAGCTGAAATCAAGATAGCTGAAGAAAAGGAAAAGTTTAAATAGCATATATTTCTTGATTAAGGCATGGCAGGCGAAGCAGTTTTGATTTATGAACTTGAACCAGCAGTACCTTTTACTTGTGCAAATGGTACAGGTATAGAGAAAGGTGCTCTTTTAATTCTAACAGGCCCGATGACTGTAGCAACAACTACAGGCGATACTGATGAGATTATAGGAATTGCAAAAGAAGAAAAGATTGCAGATGATGGAAAAACAAAAATCCCTGTATATCTAAGAGGAATTTTCAGAGGTCAGGCAGGAGCTGCAGGAGTTACAGCAGGCTTAGCTATTATTTCAGATACAGCTACAGGAGCTGCAAATGATTTAGTAGGAGCAGATGTAAACAGCGAGGCTATTGTAGGCATGGCATTAGAAACTGCAACAAACGACCAGACTTTTATGTTTTACTTAAATCCAATAAATGTAAACTTAGCTTAATGATGGCAGAAGAAGAAAATAAAGAAACTGAAGAAAAAACTTCCGACGAGGAAGGTTCATCTGAGGAATCTGAAAAAACAGAGGAGTAGTTAAATGGCAGACACACAAGGCCAGGCAGAAATTAGAGGGATAGATATAGATAAGCTGGCTTATGGTTTTGCTGAAGAGAATCTTGTTCTTAAAAATTATTGTAGTGTTTCAAAAACATCTGCAAGAGAAATTAGATGGTATAAAAAAACTGCAGGATTCTTAGATTCTACAGATAGTACTGGAATAACAGCATCACAAATTGCTAACACTGCAAGCGGAGCATTAGGTGTTGTTGTTAATCAAAGCTGGACGAGAACATCAAGTTATGTTAGAAAATATATGGTTGAAAGTGAGTTAATTTCTAGTGAAGATATTAAAGATTCTGACCCAGATGTCTGGGGAGAAAGTGTTAGAGATTTGGTTCGAGCTGTAAGCAAACAAGTTGATGTAAGAATATTAGCTGTTCTTGGAGATACTCTAGGAACAGGTGGAAGTGTAAATACTGCAGCTGCTACAGCTGATGGCTGGAATGATGTAGCAACAGGAGACCCTATCGCAGATATTAATAATGGAATTGAACAGATAAGAAGTTATTCTTATGATGTCAGTAATTTAGTTATTTATATGAATCAAGCAGAAGAAAAGCATCTGAAAAATTATTTAATTAGTGTCAAAGGTTCAAGCATACCTCAATTTGCATCAAGTCAAGTAGGAAAAGTAAAGTTGATGGAGATTTTAGGATGTAAAGTTGTTGTGAGTGCAAACATGACTACAGATACAGTTGTAATGTTTGTACCAAATACAGCATGCAAGTGGAAACAATTCACTCCTTTAAGTACAGCTGTTATAGATTATCCTTTAATAGGAAAAAAGATTAGAGTGGCTGAAGAAGGGGAAGCCTTGCTAGTTCATCCTAGAGCTGTTCATGTTATAACCGACACTATTGTTTAAAAATGACAGTTGAAAATTGTATTGCACTTCTTGAAGCTTACAAAAAGCAAGCTGAAAATCCTGTAAATGTAGATGGGGCTATGTTAAGAGGAGATGATAGAAAGCATGCTGTACAGCAATCTAAGAAAAATTATGAGAACATGAAAGCTCACATTCTAAGCTCAAGAAAATTTAAAGACCATCCTATTTTACAAGAATTACAGAAAGCTGTAAAAACTAAATCTAAGAAGGAGAAATAACATGAGGAATCAGAGAGATGAGCCTCAGAACGCAACAAGTTTTGATTCTACAAATTTTGTATCAGATTTTGATTTTGATTGTAATACTGCTACTGCTGTTGGAGATGCATTAGCAACATATCTCAAACACTTAGCAGACTTAGGACAATTAAATGGGAGCTCAGCAGCATAATGGCAACTACAGACCAATACACAATTCAAGGGGCCTTGCAGCCAAATTTTCATGCAATAAAATTATTAGGTGGAGCTACAGACTGTGCAGTCCAGGCAGATGCAGCTGCAGTAGCAGCTAAAGCAGATGCTACAGGGACTATCACAGCTCTTGTTATGATTCCAGATTTATCCACTGCAACAGGTACTATTCTAGGTTTTGGCGACGATAACATTGTAGAGTTTATTCAGTTAAGCATTGAAGCAGGCTTATTAACTCTAAGAAGTACAGATAATACAACTGCTCAATTTCTAACTCAAGCAGATGCTATAGGATTTACAGCTCACAAATGGCATCATGTAGCAGCAGTTCAGCCTGCAGATGGAGCTGGCCCAAGACTATATATCGATGGTGTAAGAATAGCAGCAACAAATGATACAGCTACAGATGTAGATAGCTGGGGTAGTGAGTTAGGCGGACTAGATAAAGGTTTTATAGGATGTGCAAATAAAGCAGGAGATAGTTCAGAAACAGAAGAACTAGCAGGCTATCTTTCTCAAGTAAGATATTATAATACTGCAAAAACAACAGCTCAAATTAAAGCAATCTATGAATATGATATGTCAGGAATAGGGAGTAATGATACTACAAGTTTGAGAAACCATTGGAAGTTTGATGAAAATTTAACTGATAGTGGAAGTGGAGCTGATAATGGTACAGCTGTTGGTGGAGCAATCTTAGTTAATTCTGCAAATGAATTTACAAGCAGGCTGGCATTTAAAGTTGGTGTGCCTGTAGTTGCAGACACAGTAAAAATAGCTATTACAGACAAGATGGGCTTTGCGTATGTAATTCAAGCAGCATAATATTTTCCCTTAGTCTTTTACTTCTTAATGAAGGCAACCCTCTGTAAAGAGGGTTTGATAACATGTAATTACTTTACCATATCTCACCAGCTATGGCAACATTTATTAAGTTTAATTCTATAGTTGATTTATGGCAGATGAAATAGGACAAGCTGAAATCAAAACTGATTGGCCTGTTGATGAAGGCTTGACAGCTGGAACTCAAAAGCAAACAGGAAGAACAACTAACCTTATAGCAGAAGAAGGATCTTTAGTTAGAAGAGATGAGAAGGAGCTGTTATAATGGCAAAGAGAGGAAGGCCAACAAAGACAGAAAGCATTCTAAAAAATCTTAAAGGAAAAAATTTTGAGAAAAAGACTCCAATAGCGTCGGAGATGTATATCCCCAATCTTTCAGGAGACCATTCTAAAGGACAAGTTAGAACAACCCCTGTAGATGATTTAGATATTGCTAACAAAAAATATGTAGATGATAATGCTGGTGGAAGTGCAGCTGGCAATGATGGTGAAGTCCAGTTCAATGATTCTGGGAGTTTTGGAGCAGACAGCAGTTTATCCTGGGATGATACAAATAAGAAATTAGGTATTGGAAATAATTCACCTAGTGTTGGCTTGCATGTAGGAGATGACAGCAAAGCATGTGATAATTTTTCAGGTACAGAAGATGTTTTTATCGAGGGCGGCTTAGAAGTTGATGGCTATATCTATGCAGATGGTGGATTTAATGGCTGGCTTCAGTTTAAAATAGGTGGTCGGGGCCCCTGGATGCATGATGATGCAGTTGTATCTTTTGGAAGTAATGGAAGTGATGGAGATGTAGAGATGAAATGGGCTCATGGCTCAGCAACTCCAGATGCTTTTAAAATATCAATAAGAAATGATGAGAGTGCAAACATAATAATTACAGAGCATGGGAATCGAGATAAAGAGCATAGTCTAGCAGCTTCATCAGATCCAAGAGTAGCTATCTACAGCTCAACAGACCCTACAGGCGGAGATGCAACTCAATATTTATCTTTAAGTCATGATACAACCAAAGGAATTATAACAAGTGGAAAAAACCTAATTCATTTTCCTACTGATACAATATATCTGCCTCAAACTTATAGTGATACAGTAAGCCCTGTAAATAAAGATTTATATATAGATTACACAGGCAGATTAGGATATAATCCCTCGTCGATAAAAACCAAAAAAAATATTAAAGATATAACAGGAACAGAAAGAATTTATGATTTAAGACCTGTAAGTTTTGAAGATAAAAAAAGTAATATTAAATGTCAAGGTTTAATTGCAGAAGAAGTAGAAAAAATTATGCCAGAATTAGTTTCGTATGACAAGCAGAAAGAGCCAGAGACAGTAAATTATTCAAGATTGATAACTCCTATGCTCAAAGAAATTCAAAAACTAAAGAAGGAAATAGAAAATTTGAAAAAATGCCAGAGTATATAAAAAGAGATAAAAAGATTTATTTAGTAACAGAAGTAGAGGTAGATGTAAGATATTTAGAAAGAGAGATAGCAGAACTTCAAGCTAAGCTAAATCAAATAAAATCTCTAAAATGAAAGAAGAACTTGAAAAGTTTCTTGATGAGATGAGAGAGGAAGAGAATACAAGGATACATGAAGTTATCAAACTTATGAGTCCTGAAGAGAGAAATCTATATATGAATGCCTATGCCGACGCTGTTGTATATACCCACAGACTTCTAAAAGAAAGGCCTGAGCCTAGAAATCCATACAGACAGTAGTATATATAATATATACGCAAAGTATATAAAGTATGCCTTCCTTAAGTAAGTATGGTACATAGAATAACTGTAGTCTATGGTGAGAGTATTTTCAGAAGGCTAGAGAAGATGAAGAACAAGATGAAAAAGTCTTGGGAAGCTTTTTTTCTAAGTCTTGCTTTTGGACTTAAATAAATCATGCAGGTGAGAGTGAGTTGGCCTCACAAGAAGAGCTAAGCTTGAGGCAGGTTCGAATCCTGCCATCTGCAATAGGGTGTGATTACCCGTAAGCCTGGCAAAGCAATCCGGCACGTGAACTTCCGTCAATTAGCAGATATGCTTTGGTTCACTGACAGCCTGGAAAGACAGGCATCATGCTCCAATTTGAGCTGGAGTGCAGGCGGAGGAATGCTGAAATGCGCCGCCTGTCATATTCAAAACTAAATTTATATGGGGGTAGAAAACATGAAAACTACTATAAGCATAAAAGGCATTGCAGAAGCGATAGCTAAGTCAGGAAGCAAATACTGGAAGATTCAGACAGACCAGGGAAACATGACTTGTTTCGAGCCAGAGATTCTTACAGTTTTGAAAGAGAGAATGTCTAAAGGCCAGTTTGTTCAGATAGAGATGATTGAGAGTGATGACAAGAAATTCAAGAACATAAGGGGAATCATAGAAGATAATGTCAGTGATGTAAAAGAGGAGAAAGTCAGTGAAAGCAAGGAAGATAGTTTTATCGAGGCTAGAAAGCTAAAAGACCAGAGTATATACACAAGTTATGCAAAAGATGTGTTCTGTAAGCTGGTAGATATTGAGCTAAGCAGAGCAAAGCAAGAGCCAAACATCAACTGTACAGATTTGATGAGGCTAGCAACTGTTTTAGTTAAGCAAGGCAAAGATGAGTTTAAAGAGGGCTAGATGATATGCGACAACTGCGGAGCTGTGATGGAGTGGGATAGCAAAGCAACAAGATATGCATGCAAGATATGCGGTAATGTGAGCTTTTAATTCCCAACACTTTCAACTTGACAAGCCCACCGCAAAGCTTAAAAGGCCTGCTTGTCTCAGAAATCTATGATTTCTGAGGCTGGCTATCAAGGATTCAGCCAGCAGGCCAAGTTGAAAGCTAAAAGCATAAAAAGCCTTTTTGCTTGCAAAAAGGCCGCCTCAAGAGGCTGTTTTTAAGCTTTTAGCTTAATATTGCTGAGCCTTGCTGGCTCAGTTATTTTGCCGATGCTCAGCCCGCTCGCTGTGGGCTGCCTCAGCTCGCAGGGGAGCTCGGCTCTATACCACCACCCCACCCACCCACCGTTTTTCTATTGATGCGAATCTTGTTGTTTTCTTTTTGTTTTGTTGTTTAGGACTTCACACAAAATTATAGATACTACAACATATATATTACAGAATATATATCATAAAACAATAAAAACTTAAAAACCTTTTTTCTATTAAAAGAGCAAGTGTTAGCTGAGGAGCGATAAGTTGTGTGTATGGCTCTTTATGCCAGTATGTCTCTGGCCAAAAAAAAGCAAGTGATGAGAAGCCATATGAGCCTAGACGTAATGCTGCTTCAACTCTCTCTCTCTCTCTCTCTCTCTCTCCTTTCTGCTGCTTCTGATGGAAAGATTTATATACCCACATACACACAATAATATATGAAAGGTTTAGCTGCTATTGAAGCAAGACAAAGAAGATTAAGTATAATGGAAGCAACTTTGAGAAAAGCCCTTGACAACGGAATCAAAGTAAGTAAGAAAAAATTTATTGCAGTAGCTTGTGGAGATTTAGGAATTTCTAAAAAATTGTGTTTAGAATATGTAGAAATCTTAGAAGAAAAATTATCTGTGAAATTGGATGATGAAATATGACATCAACAGGCCATGGCTGTCTTTAGATAAATGGCAAAAGGAGTATATATTCGGTACACGGCCTAACGAGGATTGTTTTCTTTTATGCGGAAGGCAGGTAGGGAAAACTACAGCAATGAGTATCAAAGCTGTAGAATTATGCATAAATCACTTCAAAAAGGGAGAATTTGTGCTAATTAACTCAATTACTGAAAAACAGGCCTATCATATGCTTGCTAAAGCTCATGCGTATGCTAAATCAGTTTATTCCAAGCAAATTATCACTAAAGGAGTAGATAAACCTACAAAACACAAGCTGATGTTTAAAAATGGCACAGGAATCCTCTGCTATGCTGCAGGAGAGACAGGAGAAGGGCTTAGGGGATTCACTATCAAGAAATTAATGGCTGATGAAGGCTCTAGGATGTCAGAAGAGTATTTTATAGCAACTTTACCTATGATGTCTGTAGTTGAGGGAAGCATAGATATAGCTTCAACTCCTGCTGGAAAAAAGCATAAAGATGGAACTGAGAAGTTTTTCTATAAATGCTCTAAAGATAAGAAGTTTAAGAAATTTTATGTTTCTGCTGAGGATTGCCCAAGACATAGTAAAGAAAAAATAGAAGAAGCAAAAGAAAGATTATCAAAACTTTTTTATGCTCAAGAATATCTGGCAGTTTTTACTGATGAGCTGAGAAGATTATTCGATGATGAGATGATTGATAGAATTTGTATAGGAAAAAGGCCAGAAGTAATTAGTAGAAAAAATAAACATTATCTAGGGGTTGATGTTGCTGGCCTCGGGGAAGATGAATGCACTTATGAAATCATGGAA